GACTATTGGAGTTTGCTACATCAGTCCCATTCACCCTGAACCAAATGTCGATATTTTGCGAATCGTTGGTAGTGTTCTTAAACTGGGCGCTGAATTGAATGTTGTAGATTCCTTGCTGGCTGACGGTAATCTTGCTCGGCAAGTCACCAGTCATTGATGTGCTACTTACCAGTTGCGAAGTGTTGACTCTGTAAGTTCCAGTGCTTCCTGCTGTTCCTGTAAGTTGCTCGACAATACGTGTGCCAGCAGTAACCCCAGTACCAGTAATCTCCATCGAAGGATAAAGACTGCCACTTGCAATAGCAGAAACATTAAGAGTAGTACCTGCTGAACCACTACCATTGCTGATAGTTGCAGTAAAAGACGCAGATCTTGAAACAACTGAGATGCCATTGCTGTAATCCGTGGTATTTAACCTAAAGAAATAGGCTACAGCAGTAGATCCATCAGTCTGGTCTGTACTGTCTTGGAAAGCCCCGTAAGGAAAGTTAATGAACTTGCCGCCACGGATTCCAAACATTGAGCCAACTGCATTGACTAGCTTAGTAAAGAAGATCTTTACTTGATTGTTGTTCTGCGCCTGTTGCTGGGCAGAATAAACAGAAGGAGGCAACGGCAGGTTTGGTACTGCCGGAACATCCAACTGTTGTTTCAGATTAGGCATTATTCACCTTTGTTACCAGTCACATCCTTGTAGATTTGATAGCACTTGTGCCCAATCATCAAGAGTGTGTAAATAAGCGTGGCCCACAGAAGAACCTCGCTTACTTGGATTCCAGCAACCGTGGCAATAGAAACGCCCACAGGCGGGGCGCTCTTAGCTGCCATCGTAGCAACTGTCTCTTCCTTCGTCATTTCTCACCTCAAGGTTGGGCAGGCCAAGTCACTTCCCAAGGGAAGCCCGTTTGAGTCGTTACATCACGCAGAGCTTGACGATAGACAGCCCAAGCCGCCTTGTCTACAGGAGCATCAGCAACCTGAGTCCAGTCGCTTTCTGCCAGCTTCTGAGTGCGTTGGCTACGCACAGAAGCAGCCTGTTGAGCGTCCAAAGCATCTTTGGCATCCTGATCCATGTCAACCACGGAATACTTGGTGTACCACTTGCCATCAATTTGCTCAACACCATTGCGGAAAGCCACTTGGTAGCGTGTGGGTTGTGCTTGAGGGCCTTCCAAGACCACATCAGCGCCCATGCTGTCCAACAACTCAGCAGTCAACTGAGGAGGAAAAGAGGTGTTTGGGTGAGACAAACGGAACTCTCCCTCAAACATGACCTGCCCTGTTTCACGAATTCTGATTTCCATGTCTGTTCCTTATGCGATTGCAAGATAGATGTAGGTGGCACTACTCACATTGATATTGGTGGCTGCTACCTGATTGACGATGAAGCCTGTGCTGTCTGGGTCGATGCTGTCGTTGGTTGTCGTTTCAGCCGCTGCTTGGTTCAGCTCAAGGTGCGGATCGTTTGCGCTCACGATTCCACGAGCCGTATCCCACACATACCAATTACCAGTGCTGTCGGTGCGCTTAATCATCACAAACCGAGCGCCGCTAGTGAATGAGCAGTTGATTGTTTGGCTTGTGCCGTTACCAGTGTATGAGCCAACCTTACTCACGCCGGGGCAAGAGGCAAAGAGGTAGGCGACAGCAGTATTAGCAGAACCCCAGAGAACCCCGTTGTTAACGCTAAATTGCGTTGTGGTTGGAGCCGATGACCAATAGTTTTGTGATGTATCTACCGCATAATTTGCAGCAAGATAAAGAACCGCATTAGTACCAAGGTCTTTGTGATACACATACCAATTACCAACTCCATTCCGTGTTTTCACCAGCATCATTTCAGGCGCAACGCCTAAGTTGTGGTTAAACGAACCAGTTGAAAAATAAGGCAAGGTAAAACAAACCTCATCCATGAAGCCCGGCGCTCTAGCAAAGAACCAGTTGATGTAGTTGTATCCAGTTCTATTTAGATTCCACTCAAGTGAATCGTTACCAATCGAAACGCCAGTGTTCAGGAATGCAGTGATCTGATTAGTGTCAGTCGCCTCTGCGTTTGTGTATTGAGTCAACAGATAAGCAGAATTGCCACGCAATTTATCAACGATGCGCTTTTGAGAAGACGCAGTGGCCTCACGATTACAGAACAGTGCAACATCAGGAGAGAAGCCAGTAGTGATTGTCGCTGCTGCGCTTGTTCCAGACCTAGCAACTCCTGTATAAACACTCGTCCCACTCGTAGGCGTTTTCATCGGGCCACGGCGAATGGCGATGTAGATGTAGTCTGAGCCAATAGCGGCGTTGCCATCACCCCAACCGCTACCAACCGAAAAACCAGTTGCGCTAATTCCAAAATTTGAGCTTCCAGCGTTTACCTCAGCGCCACTAGTGTTTGGATATAAGACATTGGCAACCGTTGTGTTCGTGCTATCAATAGGCCCAACGCCACGCATATTGTCTAGAATTACCCAAGCACCTGATCCTCCTGATGCTCGTTTAATCAAAACCCACTGAGGTTCCCATCCAAGGTCAACTGTGACAGTTGCATTGTTACCTGTATAAGACCCACAGCTAATCACATTGTCTGTGCCAGCAGTACCGAAGCCTCCTGCATTGTGGGCAAAGAGGTAGGCGACATATGAGCCGCCAGAAGCATTTACTGAGGCGTGCGTTCCCACTGTAAATTGAGTAGATGTTGGTGCGGTGTTATTCCACCTTGTTGCAGAATTTGAATACGCACTTGTCAAATCCAAATTGATAAAAGACGCACCAGACCCGCTATTAATACCTCTGTGCCAAACAGTCCAGCTATCTGTGACATCAAGTCTCTTAACAATCAAACAGCCAACATTTGATCCTAAACTATGGGCAATGTTTTGTGCTACACCTGTGCCTGTGTAAGTCACAACATCAAAAAACTTTGGTTGCTTTCTGAATGCCCAAGAAACGTATGTGGCATTATTTGTGTTAAGATTGTTACGAGAGCCAGTTGCAAATCCAGTTGACGCAAAACAATTCAATCCTGTTGATTGAGTAGTTTGTACGGCAGTTGTGTTACTCATAAGCTCTTTAGTAACACCACGCACTGTGTCGTATAAAGCATTATCTGTTACCCCACTACGGCTTTTAATCCAAACCATGCCACCGTAATTTGAACCAGCAACCAATGTGTCTAAAGGAAGCGCTTGGCTTGGAGGCGTAAAGTTTGATGTGTAAAGAGCTTTATTGGTAATTCGGAAATCGTCAATGTATCCATTAAATCCTTGGTTGCCATCGTAGTAATTCCCGACCCAGCAACGCCCAAAATTGATGTTTCCGGCGTAAGTGTTATCTGCCCCAGTTTTTACGCCGTTCACATATAGCTTCATTACCCCAGCTTGGCGAACAATAGCGACATAGACCCATGTGTTTAAAGGCCAAGAACCAACGCCACCCGTGTAACTTGCATCCCAACCCCATTGGAATTGATTGGCTGGAAACATTGCTAAACCAATGTTGTTCCCTGCACCAGTGAAATCTGAACCAAGCTGAAATACTCCTTGGTTAAGGGCTGATGTTGCGTAAACCCAGCACTCAACAGTGAAGTCTCCAGTTCCAACAGCAAGGTCTGGGGATGTTGCAATTAAATTGCTTGTTGATGCACCGCTGTAAGCATAAGAACCAGTACCATATTTTTTTACAGAAGTACTGACACTTACACCGCTACTAGTAATCCCACAAGGAACTGGGGCACTATCGGTAAGAGCATCTCCAGTTAACTGAGTAACCGTACCGTTTGCTGGCAAGCCACCTAATTGAATTCCATTAGAAATAGGTAATGATGCGCCATTACCCGTGTAAAGGTATGTGCTAAAAACATTTTCAACATAGATAGCATCAGAAGAAACCTGCGAAGAATTGCTTGCAAACATCAGCGATCCTTATAGTGTATAGTTCTGACCAGCGTTGGAGCCAATCCAGTTTGTTCCATCAGCGGTGAACACATACTTATCTGCTTTTGAAGCAGTAGAAGTAATCGTAGGAGCAGTTCCAGAAGGCCACTTAACAGCGGCAGGCCACGTAACTGTACGAGAACCAGTGC